GGCTTTTGTTTTGCCCCTCGTTTGATTGGTATTACCTCAGCATTAACATCGCTCATAACGGCCTTCTACGGCTTCTCAAAGGGTGATTCAGGCACGCTTGTGGCCATTTCAGGGAGAGAAAGGTCAGGAAAGACAGGGGGGGTCGCTGTGCTGCTAAAAAAACGGCTTCCTTTAGCGCGGTTACATCTACCACAGATCGCCATTAGATTGTCATCATCAAACACATCGCCACCCTTAACGCGTGGAATGATGTGATCAACTTGATCAGCTTGACCACCACACAGATAGCATTCATAACCATCACGCTGTAATACTGATAAGCGTTTGTTCTTCCACTTCTTAGTGCCAAGAACTTTATGTTTAGTACTCATCAATGCCAACCATACTTATCAAAGTGCTCAGCTGCCATACACGCATTAGGCTCTTTATTAACATATCCATAACGATGACCAATATACCGCATGTGCATCACTATCTGATCCCGTGGTGTAAGTGTTAGCACAATAGGGTTTTTCATCTGACCTAAACCATAATGGCTACCATTCTTAGCTTTGTAATTCCAATGACTCTCTTTGATGATTAAGTAATTGTAACAATCAAACTGATCATAAGTCTTAAATGAATTGTAAGCAAAGAGTTTAAGGTTCATTATTGAATTATCAGCAGCTGCGGAATTAGTCTTTTCAAAGCAAAAGATCTCTATGAATAGAAGGGTGGCAACTAGCGTGCACCTCGCGAGCGACCCCTGCCGGGGCTCGCGTTTCGGCTTTGATAGCCGATGCGATCTAGAGCGTAGCATATCGTGTCAAATCACCGAACAAAACCGCAGGTCAGACGGCAAGTCGTAATTCTAAGATCATCTGTATCTAACCATGTTTGATCATAGCCAGCCTCACTCATTTGAGATCAATCAACATACATGTGTAGCAAGGTTTGCCATCAAACTGCCATGATCCACAGCTTAAACACCTGGTAACAGTCTTATCAATATCTAATTGCTCAGCTAGATTTTTTGTACCAACACAACCACAATCTTTGCATTGATAAACGCGAAAACCTTCCGGTGCATCAACATCTTCAAGCCATATAAATTCAGTCTTACGATCACAACCATTACATCTATATTTAATCATTTTTTACCTGCCCATCCATCACCCTTAAATATCGCTGGTGTTGCACTTATCTGCTTAACCATTGGTGTATTACATTTTGAACACGCCAACGGATCAACTTGATGAAAGCCGTGGTGGATGGTATAAATACCACCACAGCCTTCACATTTATAGTCGTAAAACGGCATTTATGGAATCCTGTTAATGCAACCACAGTTGTAACATTTAAGCAGATCGCCCTCATGAAGTAATCTGTCATCGTTACACGCATCGCATTTCTCAGCTAGTCCGGTAGGTATGACTGAAACGCCATCATCGTCAAAGGTGGCTTTCAGTCCACTACCATCAATTATTTCTAAGTAACCCATCTATTCACCTCCTTTACCTGGCTCGGAATCATCTGGCCAATACCATGTTCCAGCAGCTGTAAGTTTTGCCCACTTAGGCGCACATTGCTCACCCTTTGGTGCTGTGCATACATAACCTGCATATGGCTTGTTATTACTTTTGGATAGGCCTTCTTTTTTTACCATATCACCATGGTTGCAAGTAAAATTAACATCGACCACTTCACCAATTTGAGTAACAGTTTCACCAACAGACCAAACACTTGGAGCAACATTTTCAGCATTAGCATTAGATTTTTGCTCCACAATATGTAACGCCATTTCCATTGCAGCTGACTTAGATCCGGGTGCAGAGTACTTAGGTTTGAATTCTGCACGATTTACTTTGTCCATTTCTGTTCGGCTTGCGCGCTTTCCTTTAGCTGCAAAACCTGCGTTTGCAAGCGCTCTACCGATCGCTGAAGTCTCGCAATTTTCCAACGCAGAAGTAGCGTTAACACCGCGATCCGTAATTGTTTCAGATGCAACACCCGAAGCACACGGCTTGGAGTCGGCTTCTGTTTTGAATAATTTACAAACAACAATGAATCGAGTGTCTGAGTGTTCAAGGATCTCGGTCTCGATTCTTCCATCGGGATATATTCCATGCCATTTCTCCAATCGAGCTTCTACTGGTTCATAATCATCTAAATTAAATGCCACTATCTATCTCCCATCCGAAGTCTGCATCTGTTTGTGCATCGAACACAGTCTTACTGATTGCACAATAGGCAAGCAAGTCTTTGAGTGAATCTTCATGGGATGGAGTTTCACTAAGCCGAGCGATCTTGACCAACGCCATACATAAAGCTGCTTGGTGTGGCTGGATAGGGTAATCGAGATAGGCACTCCAAAGATCAGCAATTCTTTTGTGATTGATCGCTGGATGTCCATAGACCGCACCGCGCTCTTGGATTGTACTAATGACTTCACTAAACAGCTTCTCAGTTGTTGTCGGCATTAGTCTTAGCATCGATCATTCGTCTGTGCATATCCCAGCCATCTTTGCGGCCGCGCCAGTACATTGTTTGTTTTGCATTTTCATATACCCAGTACAGAGATAGCATTCCTATCATGGTTGCTACCCACCATAGACCAGCTTCTTTCAGTGTCATGTTAGCCCTTATCTATCCACACCCTGTGTGTGGAATACATAAAGTATGACCTAAAGCAATGACCTTTGGGAATTTATTTTTGGCGTGTCTTATAACGATTAGATAACGCTGAGAGCCTCAAACGCATCGATATGATCATCAATCGTGCGCTCGATATAGTCGCTTTCACACTCCATATGACTTGCCTAGAGCTGTGAATGAGCCATCTTTGTTGATTGGAATTAATGTTGGTGTCATATTTTTGCCATCCCAATCTAAAATAACTATGCCCATCTGCCAGTTTGCAAGGCCTTTTGTGTAACTAGCCTTTGCCCGGTTCATAAGGTTGCCTGCCTCTATGCCATATAAAGGCCTGTAAGCCCCATATAAGCCCTCTGAATAGGCTGACATACCTAGTCTATGGGTATGACCACAAACCACGCTTTTACCTGCTCTCTTGGCTAAATTAAGGGCAGTCTGTCCAGCATTGGAACTAATGTTTGCTTCGTCTCCATGGGCTAATATCCAACCCTTTTCAAATTCAAAGAATTGTTTGTGGAATGTAATACCCATTGATTCGAAATCCATAAATTTTGAATATTGCAGTTCAGGTAAGCTAATTAAGCCAGGTACTTTAAGAAGGGTGTTGTATAGGCGATCCGTGTGATTGGATCTAATAATGTGAGCTTCTTTACTATGCTCGGTTAGAGCCCAGAGAATCTCCTGAGTTGCCGAACGATCATCATCCAAAGTTTGTTGATAAGCCAAAGGTGTTTTTTCAGCCCATCGGCTAATGGTTTGAAAGTCAATCTCATCACCAACGCATAGTACGCTATCAAATCTCTCACGCTTCGCAAACTTGATAACATTCTTTACAGCTGCTTCATGGTGGTATGGGATTTGGAGATCACTTATTACTAAGTATCGCTTAATCGTTATCCTCATCGTCAGTTGGATCTATGGAAGGAATGATTCCGCCATCGCCTACGATCCAATCAGGAAAAGTCTTATGCTCGGTCATTAACCAGAAGGCGTGTTCTGGTGTAAACCCTGCTTTCCGAGCTGCTTTATAGCATTCATGCAAAGCTGTATAGTGTTGATCTAACTTACTTAATGGCTCCGGAGAATGGCGAACGATACGCCTGTTGATCTTTTTGCGTTTAGGAGACTTGCGTGTGTTCGCCATGATTAAAATTATGACTTGCTAATTAAAATAAATAGATCATCGACACGCTTTTCTAGTCGATTTATTTGATCCTTTATTGATGAACCTGAATTGGGTTTTAACTCAGATAGATAAGATTTAATAACCCATCGTAGAGCCATAAAGAAACTGGTCATTAAGGTACTTATGCCAACGGCAATAGCGACCCACGATTCGACAGACATTACTCAGCATTAACACCTAGATCAGTATCTTTAGGATCTAAGTATTTGATTAAGGGTGCTACAACAGCACCTAAAAGGACAGAGTATTCAGGTTTAACATTGCCAGCAATAGCGAGCGCAACTGTAATGCCAGATGCTGCTACAGCCCTTAAATATGATTTAAGTGCGGCTTTGGATTTTTTGTTTAATTTCATATCTTTCCCCCTATGAGTGGAATCTGGAAGTATGTGTTGTCTTGATCGCCCAGTTTTGTAAAGCTGACATGAATGTGGTGATCATGTCTATTGATGCCCTTGTAATCACGCCATGCCCAACCTGCTTTAGGGCTGGCTATTTTGCCTTTGTGAATTATGTAAGAAATGCGTTTATCGGTTTCTGCATGATCCCGGAGCTGGTCAGCAAGATACAACGAGAGCCCTTTTTGTGTACCCAGGTCAGAATCAATATCAATGGCTCGTACACACCCGGACTCGTCTGGATTGTGATCAGAGATTCTCGCGGAATGGCGACTATCACCCACCCATCCATCACTTTTACGATCCCGATCCGGGAACCAATCATCAATCTGCTCCCTCAGCTGTACGCCAGCCTTGCATAACCAAGGTGTCAATTTATTGTTGCCATCACCATCATGGTTGCAGTACCAGATGAAGTAATTCCATAAAGTGCTTCATTATCAGATAACTGCATAGATAACTTATCACCATTATCCATTTTGTATCCTGTCGATGCCGTAACACTTCCATCGCCTAAATAAATTGTGCCAGATGATGAATGAAGATAAACCAACTGATCTGCTCTATTAGCTGTGACCAATAAAGTAGCTGTGGTTGTTACGGTTTTTTGTGATGTATTAGGCATTTATGTCCTTTCTTAAAATGTAATTTAATAATTACTACGATTTGGGTCTTCTGACAAAATCAATCCCTCTGCATGATCTGCATCAACTACTGCACGAATATCATTTTCTGCAACAGTAATTGGATTTGTGTATTTATCCGTAATTACTCCACCAATAACTTCTAATCCATCTTCGGTAATACTTGATTTTGGTAAGCCCAATTTAATTTTTATTGCTGTGTGCCAAGTGTTAAAAGATTCTATAGATTCCCATTTATACCAATTACTCATGGTGTACCCCATTTTGTTTTGAGATAACCTTCTACGCTTATACGATTTGCATCTGATAACTGACTTGGATAAATTAAAAACTCTGAAATATAACCCAAAAGACCATCACTTCCACTTGTTCTGGTTGCACCTAAAATGTTTGTTGTGCCAGCCGTGCTAATTGTCATCGTAATGGTTGATGAAGCGGCAGTTCCATTTTTGTAGATTTGCACTGTCGTACTACCACTAACCGCACTTCCTTTATAAACAACAACATTTGCATTACCACTTGTGCTAGTACCAGTTAAATTACTAGCAGTTGTTGCTTGTCCAATTCTTGAAACTGCATAATAATTTGCTGCATCCCAACCTAACTGCAAAGCTCCTGTTGAGTTTCTAGCTAAAACTCCGTTGTAAAATGTAGGGCTAGTCATTTGGCATACTGCAAAAACAGTATATGCAGATGCAGACCAGTCCCAGGAAGTATTAGCTAAATTATCAACATTGAAATAAACCGAAGGTAATCCATTTTGTAAACTGTTTTGACGTTCTGGTTGATAAGTCGCTGATGCTTGCGTGAAATGATAACCATTTCCGCTTAAATCTGACCATTGACTTACTAAACTTCCCGAAGAATAGGTAAAAGATGCAGCATTGGTTGCATCAAGCCATAAAGAATAACCACTAACCGGTGGAGACACTGCACCACCTGGAGCGTTTAATCCTGCGACAATATTACCAATCATTATGCAATTGCCCCAACAACATACCAAGTATCTGTGGCAGTCTTAATGCAAACAGCAGTTTTGTATTGCGCAAGTGTTGGTGATGCTGCTGTCGCTCCAGCGGATAAAACAGTTGTAGTGCCAGAAGTTGTTGCGCTTATTGTGCAAGTACCAGCACCTTTATTCAAAATGGTAATTGCAGTACCAACTGGAAATGCAACAGACGCATTTGTTGGTATCTTAAATGCAACGGCTGTTGCTTTATTCATCGGCACTAATACTTGATATTGATCAGTTAATACAGCTGTATAATCTGCCGTCTGATCTGATCCAACTGTAAAAGTTATTAAACCATTAAACATTGTGCTGGTGAGTACATCACCGGTTGCTGCTGGAAATCCTGATGCCATTTTCTACTCCTTAGTAACTTAGTGTGTTTGTACCCAGAACACCATATAGGGCAGATCCTATCAGGAATCCATCAATAATTGGCTCTAGGGTGGTGAATGTTGTTTTCCATGAGTTCGGAGTTATTTGATGTTGAACTCCAAAAACCTGTAGATTTTTAGTAATGCTGGATGTGCCTACCACGGCTGGTTGGGTGGTAGTAACGCTAATAGGATCAAAATAATCTAGATCTAAAGCGGCAACTGTGCCGGTAGTGTAATTGTTTGTATAAAGATCTAAGGTAATAGCATCGCACCGAATAGTGGTTTCAGCTCGACTAGCCACATAAGCCTGGGCGTTATTCAAGGCTTCGGCTGTAGTTTGCATCAATAGGTCAGTTTGAGTATATGAATGGACAAAGTATTTAGCGATAGATGATGAGTTAGTTGCAACCTGAGCCGCCAATCCAGTGGCTGTGATGCTTGCCTGATTAACTACCTGAGCATCATTTAATACCCAGAAGGCATTAAAATATGAAATGTTTGTGCCATTGTCATTGAAATAAACAGGTGTGCCATTAGGACTTGATGTGCAATAACTGCGATTCTTAAAAGTAACAATGCCGTTAGGATCAATATAAAATGCGCCATACTCGGTAGTTTCCAAAGTCTGACATGCTCCTAATGCGCTTCGAGCAGTTCCAGGATCTGCCTGGACTGTGGTCTGACCTGTGGCAATAGATCTCATTGATGTTGGCCAGCCGATTGTGTCTAATACTCGACCAATACGAGTGCCAGTATCTTCACCTGCAACTGCACCTGTAACTGTGGTTACGAGAGCGTTGGTAAGCAAACGCATGGCATCTACGGCTGTGATGGTTGTATAAACCACATCACCTACATATTTAGGAGTAGTGGTGTTGTATCCTGTAATGAACCCTGAAAATAGTGGGTAAGTTACTCCCAAGTAAGTTGCGCTTATCTGAACCTTACGCATTGGACTTAGCAAGCCATAATAAGGACTAGCCGTATTTTGTGGGTTGAAATCACCATTTTGATCAACAATCCGCATTGATAAATTACCTGATTGGAATTGATCAGCAGAAGCATTGCGACCGCGTTGAGTAGTAATGGTATCTACCTGATTAGACACATCAACAATTACAGCTGCTGAATCAGCCAGGATATTTGTGCCTAAAATGCCTGACCCAATAATAAATGCCTGACCGAAAGATGCTCCGGTAGAAAAGTTAATTATTGCTTTGACGGATGGTACGGCCATTAAAAGCCAAATCCCTGCCCAGCAGGTACTGTTGGCAATCCACTCTTGTTGATTGAAAGAATGGATTCTTGCACAACTTTGGTCATATTGGCAGGGTCGATCATATTAGTAGCATCAACATTGACCACAACTGTTTGGCCAAATCCTGTATATAAATCTTTGACTGCCTGAGATGTGCCAGACATATCTTGAACATTTGTAGATAAACCATAAGAAATTGGAAGCGGATTAAAGTTAGCCGCAGATCCACCTATCGCACCACCAGCAGTTACCTGAGATGGACTTACGCCAAATGATAATAATAATTGTTTGGTGGCTATTGCTAGATTATCAAACGCTGTAGTTGCAACGCTTGTACTAGTTGTCAAAGTCGTCATAGTGTCGGATAGTTCCATATAACTATCCACCAATGAAGCATCGCCATCAAGTAACGCTAATTTCTCAGCCAGTCTCTTTTTGGTTTCCTCATCAGTTGCTTGCATTAAAGCAGCAGTTAATTGAATGCGTTCCATATCGTACTTATTCTGTAATTTCTTTAATTCAGCTTCTTTTACAAGTTGAGCGTTAAGGGCTTTACGATTTTTTAATTCTTGTATTGCAGCTAATTCATTATTAGCATTAGCACCTAGACTATAAGTAAAATTGGATGATGGGGCATTTGCTTGAGAGCCAATACTTGACAATAATCCAAGTCCAGAATACTTAAAATTAAACGCTATAAGTTTGCCAATAAGGTTTGCTAAGCCAGAATTTTGAGCAATGCTGGTAAGTTTGCCAATCATTACACCAAGGCCAGTAATTACATTACCAATGGAAATGGCTAAGTTTTCCATTGCTTTTGTTATATTTCCTATATTTTTATCTTTTCCTATAGCGGATAAAGCATTTAAGATGCCTTTGCCAATGGCCTCAGATGCATTTGCGGATGCAACTTTTAATTGATCCATCTTGCCAGCATAAGTTTCAAGCCTTGTTAAAGCCTGTCCAGAAAATTTTCTACTTGCTTCATCTAAAATTAAATTCATATCCCCTGTAGCTAGGGTAGTTTTATCTATGCCAGCACCTAATCTTGAAAGAGCTGTAGTTTGACCTGTATATCCTTTGGCAATAGCCGCACTTACTTCTTCAACGCTTTTACCTGTTCCTGCGCTAATGTCAAGGGCTATTGCTAAGGCTTTTTGGCTCTTAGTTAAAGATCCACTAGCTGTAAGCAAAGTTTGAAATGCTGGTCTTAATTGATCATCTAATACACCATACATCTTTTGCAGATTGGCTATGTAATATTCAACATCTGGAGAAGCAAATGCGTAGCCAGTATTCTTTAATTGTTGCTCTAATGACTTGGCGGCAGCCTCATCTTTCATAAAGGCATCAACGGACTTTTTGCCATAACTGACTAAAGCAGCAGCACCAAAGGCTACTCCAAAGGTTTTGCCTAGGCTTTTAAGATTTTTCTCAAATGCCGAAATTTCTTTTTGGCCTTTTTTAAGACCCTTGTTGTCAAATGTAGATACTGCCGATACGACTAAATTGGCCATTAGGCAGCCTTCCTTAATTCTGTCTCTTTGTTAAACTTGGTTGCTGTGTAATTTATTGCTTTTAATACTGCTGGGATCACCTTGCCGTTATCTTCTGCCCATGCTCTAAATATCGCACGGCCTTTAGATTTACCGCCACCCTTCATGTTTAATTGCCCACCAGCTGCGCCAATAAACTGTCTGCCAGCATAAGGGTTATTGCTTTCAGATTTAGGATCTCCAAATGGATTCTTGCGGCCAGCAGTCTCATATATTGCGCCAGGTGCAGTTGTATTGGCTACATAAAATATAGCTGAGAATCCTGCTGCGTTGCGTTGGTTTTTGCCTTCACGATAGACAATACCAGCCTTGGCAATAGATTGATCATATTTAGGAAATGCTCTGTATTTCATTGGGCCGATAATTCCAGCAAGTTTTGTCCATCCTGATAAAACTTCTGTATTGCTAGGCAAATATCCTCTAGCATCATTACGGATAGGAATCATTTGTTGTTTAATATATTTACGCATAGTTGTATTTAATGTTGGATCAACCTCGCGTAATGCTTTTTGGAGTTGTTTAACGCCTGTGACGTTTACTGGCATTTTTAATCTCCTTTGCTCGATCCTGTAAGACCTGGACTATTGCCCGGATCATGTCCGAGTCCATGTCTATAAATTCCCTAGGCGCGATACCTGTTTCTACAGATAACTGAGCGATCGTGTAAAGAAAACTATCGCGCCTTATTAGTTTTTTGCGTCATCCAATACTTCAACAGTATCTAAGGTCTCGATAAATTCAAGACCAAAGGTTGTTACAGTTACATTGGCTCTACGCAAACATTCCCAGGCTAACCAGAATATCTCTGATTGTCTTTCGTGCTCGCGTAGAACCTTTGAGATTCCTGCGCCGTACTTAATTTCAAAAGCGTATTCAACCCCCGGAGTAATCTTATGTTCAGATACCTCTCCGTTAGCCCTTGTGATCTTTAGCTTTGCCATTATTGCCCCTTAGAATGTTCCTGTTGTGGTTTGTACAACTGTAGAGTTACATGTGAATGTGATGCTCTGAGTTGAGATGTCTCCAACCGCACCATTTAATGGTGTTAGGTTATTGACGATAATGCTAACAGTATAAAGTGGGTTTGTAGCAGATACTGCTGTTCCCTTTACTGGAATCAATACAGCTGTAACAGTCGTGCCGTAAGCAGCTTGTAGGGTTGCTGCAACATTTGCTGCTGCGAAATCGTTTAAGAAATCTAGAGTCAGGGTTGCTGCTTCTAGACCCTTTGCAAACTTATGTGCGGTATCGCCAAGTGCAGTTACTTCCAATTCATCGAAAGCCTGGTTAAGTGATACTGATGTAATGTGGTCAGATAGATCGACTGAGTTGATCTTTACGCCAACATTATTTTGTAGAAATATGGCCATTGTTATTCCTTGTCTATTGTAGGTGCTTGTACTGCTGGCTTTGGATCTTTAATCTGACCGATCTTGATTAAAAACGCCAAATTCTCTGCGGTTGTATCTTGTGCCATTATTAACTCCAACTCGTTAGTATGTCAAAACTGAGATCGCAACTTAATAGATCTCCTGATGGTAATGATAGTACAGATGGTGCTGAATAGGCTGGAGCGTTGTACACCAAGCCTGAATTTGCTAGTTTTTGATAAAGGGCTATCATAAAATCCTCTAGATTTGTTAGGTTGCCTTGATTATCAAACATAGGTGCAAATAAAGTAATTTTGAAATGAGCTGTAGGACTGATTGTTAAATTCGAATTATCATTTGTAGTTAGATATGGATCATTAGGTGAAATCACTACAGAGTTAGCCAAAGGTGCTGCAGGTGGATAACTGAAGGTAGACCATACGCCAGGATTATCAATCGCTGAAGCGATTGTTGATCTAAGAGTAGTGATGGCGACTGTCATTAGCCGACCATTGATCTTGGGCCAGTATAAGGGGCTATAAGACCCTGTACACGGCTTATTAAACTACGACCCATCTTGTATGGACTTGGTTGGAAATCAACGGCAGATCCACCGGTAGCTGGAGTCTGCCGAGCCTGCCAGATGTCTACCGCTAGCATCATGGCCGCCTCACGAACAGCTGGAGTTGAAGCGTAGGAAGTTTGTTTTGTATCTACACCAGCCGCTTTACCATAAGGCACAATAAGATGATAGGGATCGTCAGCAGCCGTAACAGCAAACTGAATAAGACTATAGCCCCTAGGAAAATTAAAATTATTCCAAGGAAAAAAAGTGAAATAAGGAAAAGTGGTAGAGCCAACAGACCAAGGAAAAGTTGAAGTAATAACTCGCGAGCCGTTGTATGTAGATCCACAATTAGTAATTGTAACAGTTTGTCCGGCAGCGTATGAGCCAGGAGTTGATAAAATTAAGGTTGCCACATTTGAAGCCAAGGCAGCCGCTACTACTGGTACTGAATCAAACCATAAATAAGAATTAAGTAAATCCTCAGCAGTTTGACACACTTCTTCAACAGTTGAATCGCTATAAAGAGATCCAATACCGAGATTGGTGCGGAGTTCTGCTTTGGTCACATAAGTGGCTGCCATGGTTGCCTTCTTTCAAACTA